TTGCTAAGAAGTTTTTATGAACTATGTTGTGTTTTTCGACTGACAGCAATCAATCTATATCAACCTGTGAGCCCAATTTGTTTGGTGGCTTCCGCACTCTGGTGCGTCGATCAATATGTTACGTGTCACGGATATCACCCCGGTTTTTCCACAGCGGTATTATTAAACTGGCCCGCTAGCCTTATGTGCTGTATTGATTTGCCTTGTGGATGCCTGGTGCTCTAGGAGCGTTTATAATGTCTCTGCCTATGTGTTAGTATAGTAGAGATTATTGTTAGTGTCAACCGATAATTATTTTATAATGGATTGTTTTTAAGATGTTCTTTGAGAATATTTGATCCACCAACTCTAACATTAATAATACCGTTGTAGTATTCATCTGTTTCAAGTACTCTGCGTTCAAACTGTTCACGTGCCTCTAAGTAACTTGCTATGCCTCTGCTGGGACAAAAATGTAATATTTCACGTGTGAAATTTTCTGAGCCTAACTCTAAAACGTCTGCATTAAGTCTATCACTGGAGCCATAATATTCTCTCCAGTCACTTTCTTTAGTGCTACGTCTTTTATTCTTCTTGCCTTTAAGCGGGGGTTTAGTTACTTTAAACTTTGCTAGTTTCTTGCCTATATACATCATGCAATTGGACTTGTTTGTTATCAAGTAAACAAACGCTTCGCACCCGATAGGTAGTTCGTTAATTTCTTTTCCTTGATAAGTCCACTGCATGAGTATACTTACCGGTATATGGAGTAGGCTACCTAAGTTCTGGTTTGTCTAGTTGTTACATGTTTTTCGTGTATGTTGTCTGCACGTTCTTTTGCTAGTGTACGAATATCTCGTAGACACTTGCGTACAATACGATGTGTGCGTACACTATTTTGTCTTTCAAATTTCTCATTTGCTTTAAAATAGTCAAGATATGCCTTGACTAGTAAATCATGTGCGTCGTCTTGCATTAGTCAGTTACTTCCAAATCGTTAGCATATGATTTACAATTTTGTCCGTGCCATCTTTTGTAATTCGTAAGCATTGTAGTTTTTCCACAAAACTCGCAAGTTTTCTGTCCGTTTATTCGTGCTAATTTTTTTCTCTCTATAGTTTCTTGTGATTGCTTTCTGCCTTTAAGTTTTTCGCCTATTCTTTTCATTAGCTCAGGATCTCTAGATTTTCCTAACTTATTTTGTCTAATTTTTTCTTTTGTAGAATCACTTCTCTTTTTTCCAGTAGTTTCATTCTTACGCTTTTCTCGCATAACAGAAGCATATTCGTCTCCAAAGATTTCTTCATATGACTTTCCTTTTTTTGCTTCTGACATTTTTTTCTTAGTTTCTTCGCTGTGATTTTTTCCAAAAAAAGGATTGTTTTCTTTGCTCATTCTTTTAGATTGCGCAATTGAATGTTTGATTCTTGCCTCTTCATAGTCTTTTTCTGTAAATGTGTACTCTCTTTGCTGCGAACGACTTTGTTTATTCATCATTCTCCATAAAGCGCTCCACATCTTCTGATTGTCGACTCCTGTTGTAAATTTAACTAATAACTTGTGACACAAAAAATGATCTTCAGCACTAAGGCACACAACGTTGTCTCTTTTATTAGATCCATTCAGTGATTTAGGAATGATATGATGTCTTTCACAATATTGAGATTTTGGATCTAGTACTTTGTTATTTTTTATAATATCATAATATTCTTTTAAATAATTATTTTGCGTAAACATTATATCTCCTTTAGAATTTACTTAGTATTTATACGATACTAGTAATATCTAAATCTGGTTCGTATGAGGTGAAGCCATTTTCTTTTACTACTCGCAGCACTCGATTAACCCTACCAATTAATTCATCTTTGTGTGAGATAAGATAGATATTTTTATTACGTTCGCGAGCCATCTTTTTAAGAATACTCAAACTGTTCTCAACTCCAGCAGTGTCCATACCGCTATCAATCAGCTCGTCAATAAACAACAAGTTGATATTTTGATACAGGCTTTCCCAAACATCACGGAATGCAAAGCTTAATCCTAAGATAAGTCTGTTACGTTCTCCTCGACTTAAATTATCAAAGTCTAGATCTTGACCAAGCTGCGTAATTTCAACATTCAAATCGTTTAAGAACACCACCCGATGCGGCAAGCCAATCTTATCAAGATAATATGTAAGTCTGTTGTTAAGATATGCTAAGTTTTGATCAATGATCTTCTTGCGAATAAAGCTGTCTTTGTTCGTAAGTAGCTTTAGTAAAAACTCTTGATGCTCTTTATAACTTGTAAGCTCGTTAACAACACCCCAATCAACTTTTTGGATAGCAGTTTCATTTAACTCGTTAATTTGTGCAGTGTATGGGTTAACATCGTCGTGCTTGTTAGCAAGCGTCTGTTTCAAATTGTCTACATTACTTCTATGTTCGTATGCATCTTTAGCATTTTCATAGAAGGTAGTAGGTTTACCATTAATGTCACCAATTTCTTTAAGTGCAGCCATTACATCAACTACCTTACCTGCAATTTCTGCTTGATAAGCTATTGCATCCAGCAGTTCGGTTTCTTTACGCTCGGCAATTTCTGCTTTCTTATCTAGATGAAGTGCTTGACCGCAGGTATAACATGTTGCGTCTTCAAGTTCTGCAACATCCTTAGTAACCTTTTCAACAGTTTTATCAGCACGTTGTAGAGCTGGCTCGAGTGTGCTTAGTTCTTTCCTAAGCGCTAAGATGGTATTGTTATGTTTGGTCCAGTTTGCTAGTTTCTCGTGTGACTCAAGTTCAGTTTCAATATCCAGCTTCTCTAACTCTTCAATGGCGGCAGCAAGTTTATCTTGATCTTGAGTATGTTTAGCTTGCCAAGCACGTTGAGTACGCTTTAATCCTTCGATACTTGTTTCGATCTTCTCATTAGCAGTTTGAATAGCATTGATCTTTAGCGTTTCTTCAGTAATGGCATCTTTAGACTGTCGAGTCTGTTCTTTAAGTGCATCTGCCTTCTCAGAAAGAATAGTAATGCCTAACAACTGCTCAATGATAACACGTTGATCATTTACTCTCATACTCAAGAACGGTTCAGTATAGGTATTCAGTGCAACAATATGTTTAAACATATCATGACTCATGCCCAACAGGGTGTTTACATCGTCTTGTGTCTGTCTACTGTCGCCTTGTGACTCGTCTACTAGAGTTTCTTGATTATTAATATAGAATTTAAAGATATTAGGACTACGACCGCGTTCAATACGGTAGTTGTTATTATCTTTTTCAAATTGTAGGGTAACCAACATGCCTTTGCTGTTGGTCTTGTTAATTAAGTTGTTTCTTTTGATGTTTGTAAGTGCTTGACCATACAGTGCATAGGATAGAGCGTTGATAATGGTCGTTTTTCCAGTACCATTACGTGATCCGCTGTCGTCACCACCTTGATCTAAGTTTTCACCAAGTACTAGAGTAAGTTGTTCATTATCAAAGTCAACTGCCTGAGTCTGATTACCCACACTCATGAAGTTTTTAACTGTTAGGTCTTTAATTTTTATCATATTAGTGTTCTAATCCGTTGTATATCTGCAAAAGCATGCTCTTATCATAGTTGTTAGTGTCAAGCGCTGCAATTTCATTACTTACGATCTGGTCCACACTTTCAAACTGTGCAATATCAAGCTCTGTACTCATTTCTTCTAACTGCTTTTGTGGTATTAGTGTGATCTCACGACAGTTGTATTGATTAATGAATGTTTCTTTGATAAAACTTGCTTCTTCATAGCTAATAGGAAGGTCAAGCGTTACTCGTAGATACATTTTATCCTTAATAAACGTATCTGCATTATCAATTAAGTTGCTAAGTGTTACAGTACGGTACTTAGGGCAATTAGGCCAGTTAACAAACTCTGGTTCTTTATTGTTCTCCTTATCAAGTATCATCATACCTCGATCATCATCGCCAACATCAGCATAATTGTGGGGAAACGCATTACCTATGTAATGAATAGCACCTTGCTTCTGTCGTTTGTGGAAGTGTCCACTAAACACATACTCTTGATGCTTAAAATGCTCAGACTTAAGGTCGCCGTGATCTGGCATTCTAACTAAAGCGTTCATATAGAAGCTAGGAAGTTCAAAATGACCAAACAAATACTTTGTTTTAATATCACCCATCGTCTTCCATTCGTCCCCGACGAGCCATGGAACAAGTGCAACATCATCTTCGATGAAGATTTCGTCTATAAATGTAATTCCAGGAATGTGCTTTGCAAATGCAGTGCTGTTTACAGAACGTTTGTCTCTATAATACAAATCGTGATTACCATCAAAGAAGTAAAACTTCTCAAATGCAGCACCTAGCTTCTCCATGCTTCTAATTGTAGCATCCATAGTAGTAAGATTTAGTGAATTTCGATTGTGATGCCAGTCACCACAGAAGATTCCGGTCTCGCAACCGTTATCTTTTGCAGTTTGTATAAACCAATCAATGAATTCTTCGCAATCGTCATTATGAACGCGACTATTACCTTTAAGTCCGAAATGGATGTCTGTAAACACCGCAGCTTTTTTAAACAAGATTAGTTCTCCATATGTACATGTTACAGTATATAGTAAATATTAACACCTGTCAACCACTTATTTGGTATCTGTGAACTGTGTAGGAGGAGCTTCTTCGTTGCGCTTAACAGCAGCTTCCCATTCGCCTTGACTTTGTCTTGTGTAGCTAGGATCCAACGCATTCATTTCGAGAATATCGTCGCGAATGTTTTGATTACGTTTTTCAATATTAATAACACGCACAAAACTATTAGTTACTGCTGCTGTGTAGTAAGCAAACGGATTATCCGACTTAGACTCGTCAAATTGTAGTCCGATCTGTGCAAGTTGTAAGATTGCTTGCCCCTTCATTTCGTCGTTGTATGTATATCCGCGAACGTTACCCCGAGTAGCATATCGATCAACAAGTTTTAACCACATCATGGCAAGTTTGTTCGTTGCTATTCCGTGATCTTTGTCAAAGTGTCCGTTGTCCATGCCGCCTTTCCAGTGACTTTTTCCAACTAACACAATTTCGCCTTCGTCGTTGTATTTGTAATGGTGGAAAGGAGGAAACGGAAGCTTAACTTTTGTATCGGCTACGGATTTAGGATTTTTCTTACGTCCTGGCTCTTCTGGAATGTGTTCAAATGTCATTACACGGAAGATTAATTCTTCTTTAGTAATTTCAGATGCTAATGTTTCGCATTCTGCTTGCTTAACTTTTTCACCAAGCTCTTTACGACGCTCGTATTCTGCCGAACTAAGTTTTTTTGCTTTATTTTGTTTTGCTTCGGCAACAATTAATGGATCAATTTTGTCTACGCTTGATAAAATAATATCATAGTCGCCGTATTCGGGAGCAGTGTAGCTATTAAACGCATTTTTTGATCTATGTATTTCTTTAAGTATATCTTTATTGTTAAGGTAATTCTTAGGTCGCATGAGGTTTTCCTGTAGTTATATATAGTATAAACTACTAACATAATTTTGTCAACTAAATAGTAGTAGAGGAGACAAAATAAATTATGGCCTTTCAAATCAATTTTAATGCAAGCAACTTTGTTAGCAGTATTGTATCTGATGCAACTAGCGCTGTTAAAGGCGCAATCGGCAGTACTATTAATCAAAAGCTAGGCAGTCTAGGGCCGCTAGGAAAACTTGCTGCAAATTTTATTAATCAAACAGGCGGTTTTGGATCTTCAATTAATAATAGAACAATATCAAGAGCAATAATATCGTCTAACAATTCAGTATCTGATGCAAGTGATTGGCGTGTTAGCATTAGTGTGCCAGACATACTTAGAAACGAGGGTGATATATTAGCGCCTCTAAGAGAAGCTAGTGGATCGAGTGCATTTAATACCGGAAATAGAATGATATTTCCGTTTAACCCTTCAGTGTTGTTAAGTCATAGTGCAACCTATTCTTCGGTTCATCCTACACATACAAATTATGCGTATAATGCATATGAAAATAGCCAAGTAGATGCAATTACAATTACTGGTGAATTTTATCAAGAAAATGAAAACGATGCAAAGTATTGGGTTGCATGTTTGCACTTTTTAAGAAGCGCAACTAAGATGTTTTATGGCAACAGTCAGCCGTTAGGCAATCCGCCTGTGGTATGTAGATTAAACGGATATGGTAAACATGTTATGAATAATATTCCTGTTGTAATAACTAACTTTACAACTGATTTACCAGTTGATGTTGATTATATACAGTGTACAATTAATGGACAAGTAAACTATGTTCCTACACAAAGTTCAATTACAGTTACACTACAACCACAATACGCAAGACGTTCGCAATCGGGCTTTAGCTTAAATCAATATGCCGCTGGCGGACATATTAATGGTAAAGAAGGATTTGTATAATGACTGCTGATAATAATTTAAGTCCATACGGAAGAACAGAAATTACCGCAAGTGGATATTTAGATATTTTAAAACCTCGTCCAGTTCCTATAAACAGAGATGATATATTGTTTGAAATAACACCTGAATATACGTATCGCCCTGATTTACTTGCATATATTACTTACGGAAAACAAGAGCTTTGGTGGGTGTTTGCACAACGTAATTTAGACATTCTTAAAGATCCAGTGTTTGACTTTGTTGCTGGCACTAAGATTTATTTACCTGATCCGTCGGCTTTAAAAAATACCCTAGGAGTATAATATGGCGTTTAATCTAAGTGCATCTCTTAAAGGTAGTTTAACATCAGCAGTAAATACTGTAAAGACATCAGTCAGTACTGTTAGTCAAAACATCAGTACGGCTACCGGAGTAAGTACTCAGAAAATAAATTCAGCACTGCTAGGAGGAACTGTTGGCGGACTTTTAAGAGGAGGCCAAGGCGCTGCACTTGGTGCATTAGCAGGCGGAATACTCGGCGGCGGCGGAGCAGGCGATTTACTAGGACAAGTTAAAAACAAACTTAGTGGACTAATTAGTGCTGCTGAAGAATTACAGGGCCTAGCTAACAATCCGTTAAAACTTGTAGAAAGAGGAATTGCAGATCTTGCAGGAATAACTGGCGAAGAATATGGATTAGTACAAGCTCAATATCGTGAACTAAATGAAAGAAGTGCGTTTAGTGATTTTATTGATACCGGTTATAAGTCTCCTTATCAAGGCGATGATACTTCAGCAAGCAAAATTCCAAATCCGTTAAGAAGTCATAATAGTTATAATTATGTAATTTCATTAGGCGTGCTTGACGCTGCAGAATATAACAATCCAGAAAAATATAGAAGTGCAGGCGGATTTAAAAATTACATAATACAAAGCAGCGGCGGAAACTTAGATAAACGTTATCAAATTTTTGACGAAAAGGGCACCGGAAGATCTGAACACGCTGAATACTACATTGATGATCTTGAGATAGAAGGAGTTGTTGCTCCTAATCCAAATACTAGAGTAACAACCGGAACTGCTATATCATTTAATGTAACAGAGCCGTATAGCATGGGTAATTTTATTCAAGCAATTATTGGAGCAGCAGCTACTGCTGGATATAAAAGTTACAACCAGGCACCATTTTGTTTAAAAATTGATTTTAAAGGATGGAATCTAGATGGATCCACGGATGCAAACTTTATAAGCCGTCCTATCTTTATTCCTATAAAGTTTATTAATATGGACTTTAACGTTACTGGTACAGGAAGTACCTATGCAGTTAAAGCGATTCCTATGAGTGAGTCTGGGCTAGATGATAATATTAATAAGATTAAAACATCAATTAAAGCAACAGGACTATTACTTCACCAAGTACTTGAAACAAATGACGCATCAATAACATCAGCAATTAATGGTCAAATTCAAGCGTTGGAAAAAGCCGGCGCACTTACACCATATGATAGATATGTTATAGTATTTCCAAAAGATAGATCCACGCTGCTTTCGGCGCTACAAGCAGGCAATATTGATGACACTGCATTTACTACTTCGCCCGAGGAACGTGAGGAACAGCGTAGAGGAACAGTTGCAGCAAATCCAGAGTTACGTAATTCTTTTAGTCCAACAACGATAACAATTACTCCACCGTCTCGTACATATTCTATACTCAAGTCGTTTGCTGAAAACACTGGTCTAATGAATGAAATTGGGTTAAGTACTCTTAATGAAGATACTAATGCTCCGGGAAATTCTAGCGAAGCAGACGCTGCTGCTGCAACTAACCCTCAAACTGGACTAGTTGACACTACTTCAAAAGCGGTACAGCCTGCAGATAAAGCAAGAGATTTCCAATTTAATCAAAACGAAAATATTACTAGTATTATTGAAAAAATAGTAGTACAGTCTACATTTTGTGCAGAAAATTCAACTATTAAAGCTAAAAATGGATTACACAAATGGTTTAAAATTAATACACATGTTTTTATAGATGAAAGCCCTGTAACAGAAGCACAAATGGGCCGTCGTCCAAAAGTTTATGTATACAGTGTTATGCCTTACGAAGTTCCTGAAACAGTTACTATGGCTAGCAACGCTAGAGCAAGTAATATTCAAGGTTTAAAACGAGTTGCTGTCAAAGGATACAATTACATTTATACAGGCAAAAATGAAGATGTATTAAACTTTGATATTAATTTTAATAATGCATTTATGCTAACAGCAAACGCAGATTTTGGAATGACAACAGGATCTCAAAGTGATCCTGACGCAAGTAAAGTTGCTACTGCACAAACAAATACACCATCGGGCGCTGCTCCTGCAGAACCAAGCGATGCTGCAACTACAGACGACCAGACAGGCGGGACAGAAATGGGTACCGGCCCAAAAGGAGCAGCCGGCACCCAAAGTAACGATGTACGCCGTCAAATTGCTGAGATGTTTCATGACAGAATTACAAACATGACAGTAGATATGGTCACAGCTGAAATGGAAATAATAGGGGATCCCTATTATCTTCCGCAAGACACTGGAAATTATGTATCAAAGCGTGTTGCAGGCAAACCAGGTATAACAGAAGACGGTACTATGCCGTATTCAACTGGTCCTGTTTTAGTTGATGTTAATTTTAGAACACCGTTTGATTATCAAATAGATGGAGCAACAATGGAAATGCCATTAGCTGTTCCGGGATTTAGTGGATTATTCCAAGTATGGGCAGTTACCAATATTTTTGCAGCCGGCAAATTTACACAGCTTCTTAAAATGATTCGCCTTAGAGGACAAGACGACAAAGCAAGTACCGGAAACACTAACTTTATTCAAGTTAAAAACGAAGTAGCAATGGCTAAAACAACTACACAATCTGATGGCACTGTTGGACAAAGCGGTATGCCTGCGACTAATAGTATGCCAGGACCAATGGCTGACGATATTCGAAATTTACTACCAGCAATAGGTGCCGATGTAGCTGCACAGTTAGCTGGCCCATTTAAACAACTAGAAATAGCACTTAAAACAGAAATACTTAATATAGGAGAATTAGTAAAAGGTGTTGATTTTGGCATTGCAAGTGTTCCTGATTTAACTAAAGTTATTCCTCGAATTGCAACAGGTGCTCTCGGCGGCCTAATAGGAAATGCTCTCGGCGGAAAGTTAGGAGCAGTTACCGGAGCAGTACTTGGATCGCAACTAGGTTCTCTTACTAGCGGCTTTGGCGGCGTAACAGGATCTCTTACTAGCGGATTAAACGGTTTAGGAGGAACTCTTAATTCAGCAGTAAACTCTTTAGGAGATCCAAATGCTCCTCCTTATACAGGCAGTGATCCCATTATTAGAGCAAGATTAGGTCTACCGACTGTAAATACTGCTACTAATCAAAGCATTGCAGCAGTCTCAGGCGCAGCAACATCTAAAGTTAGAAATTTGATAGGACCACAATAATGTCAGAAGCAGACGACAGCGGCTTACCAGAAGAAAGCCAAGGAAAATTAGAACAATCGAATGCTGTTCCTGTAGAAGGGGTTGGGCCTTGGACTAAACCTGAGCTTAACACAAATCGACAAATATTTGAAAATATTGACGACTTGTTTAAATATGGCGAAGACATTATTTTAAATTATCAACGCTCTTATCAAATTGTTATAGTTATTGATAATAGTGGCTGGAGCAAATTATTATATCCAAGTCAGCCACATTATTGGGTAATTGAAAAATTTGCGTTAGATCCAACAGTTGCCGCCGAAAATCCAGATCGTAGTCTTGAAATAGAGTGTGTCCCACTTTATGAAAAAATGGTAGAATGGGCTGAACAAGATATAACAGCTGATGTTAAACCAGCGGGTTCTGTGCAAGTGTCTACGTATCAAGGCGTGCCGGTTTACTTGCCTGATCCTTTACTAGATTATAGCAGGCCTGAAACACAAATAAGTGCTACCACTGGTGCAGCTACAGGCGCAACAGTTATAACAACTACTACCGTAAAACCAAATACTGCAGGCGGTGTAACAGTAAGTGAAACTGTTCCTGCAGAAGTTGCAGCACCCACAAACTTAACTGATGCAGAAAGAAAATGGTTAGGCGGTGCCGATCCTACTGATCCGTATATTCTCGCTCGTATGAAAGCTGCTACCGGAGCAACTCCATCTATTTTTGGAAAAGTAACTGACCTATTTGGAGGGTTACAACGCCTAGCTGCATTATCAACAATAGCAAAAACTTCAGCAGCTAATGTATTGTCAGGAAACATTCCTTCCTTTCCTAATAATCCCCCTGCAGGCGCAGGAGTAAGCGGAGCAGGATCAACTCCTCCAAGATCTGTGCCGTATCAAGATGCTATTTTAAGACAAGCTAGAGCTGCTGCTGCTGCTCCAAAATCAACAGTGGCTGCACTAACTGCTGGCGCTGGCAGAGGAAATGGCGCAGCTGAAGTTGCTCAACGTGCTGCTAATACAACTGTTACTGCGCCTACAACAGTAACACAATCACCTTCTACACCTACAACTGCAAATACATCGGCTACGCTTCGCCCGCCTAACGTATATGTATACGAGCCGCTAACACCGGGGTTTGATAGATACGATTTTAATACTGGTAAAAAAGTTTATACACCAGATGCAGGACCAAGCAGAACTGTATCATCGCAACCAGTTGTTCCTCAACTTACACCAAGAGTGCCTTCAACTGCAAATGATCTGGGGGTTACAAGTCCGACATTAAACAACGCAACAACATCTGCTATTGCTCAAAGAGTAATAAGACCGCAATAATCAATAAATTTAAAAGAATAACAGGAACTAACTACTAATGGCAAACGGAAATTATACAAGAACAACGTCTAATAATAATGCTGATTTTAAAAATGCAGGACCGTATGAAGCTATCATTGTTAATAATTTAGATACAAAATATATGGGCGGCCTTGTTGTTGAATTATTAAGATATACTAGCTCTGGTGGCACGCCTGAACGTAGCGGCCAATTATTAAATGTAAGATATTTAAGTCCGTTTTACGGTGTTACTCCTAATGCTGCACTTACTGCAAACGATGGTTATGAACATACACAAAAGTCATATGGTATGTGGATGGTGCCGCCTGATGTAGGTACTAAAGTCCTTGTAATATTTGCAGAAGGTAATGCAAACTTTGGTTATTGGATTGGATGTATTCCCGCAGACTATATGAATTTCATGGTTCCTGACGGGAGAGCCTCAACTGAAAACACAACTGGAATTACTCCTCCTCCACTAAAGGGAAGAAAGCTTCCAACCGGCGAATATAATAAATCAATTGAAAGTGGATCTAAAGTTGATCCTACTTTATTTGCTAAACCGTATAACAAAGATTTTACAGAATCTTTAGAAATCCAAGGGTTACACAATGACGAAATCCGCGGCACTACTACAACTAGTGCTCGCAGAGAAATTCCTAGTATGGTATTTGGTATAAGCACACCGGGTCCTAAAGATCGCAGAGACGGCTCGCCAACTGTAGAAATAGGCACAGCAGGAAACAAAGTTGCAGTTCCTTCAAACAGATTAGGCGGTAGTAGTTTTGTAATGGATGACGGTGATGAAAGATTTGTTCGTTCAACTCATGCAGAAGATGGCCCTCCAATTTATAAAAATAAAGGTGCTAACGAAACCGGCGGCGATAGAACTATTCTACAAAACGAGCTAATGCGTTTTCGAACTAGAACCGGGCATCAGATATTAATGCACAACAGTGAAGATTTAATTTATATTGGAAATGCCCGCGGCACTACTTGGATTGAAATGTCCAGCGACGGTAAAATTGATATTCATGCACAAGATAGCGTTAGTATCATGACTGAAAATGATTTAAACATTACTGCTGAACGTGATATAAACATGGAAGCAGGCAGAAATGTCAATATTAAGGCTACTGGCAGAGCAAGGGGTGCAGCTAGCGGTAGAGTACAAATTGAATCTAAGCAAGATTTTAATTTGTATGTCGGCGCAAACAGTAAAATTACTGTAGGAAACAATCAACATATTGCCGTAAAACAGTCGCAATATATTGATACAGCTAAATCATTACACGTTAAATCAGGACAAGACAATCGTCTCACTGCCGGGGGATCTACACACATTAACAGTGCAAAAGAACATAGAGAAACTGCAACATATGTGCATATGAATGGACCAAATGCAGCTCAAGCTAACCCTGCACGACAAGTTGAACAGTTGAGTACAATTACATTACCTCGTGTTAGACCAGGTGGCTCAATAAGTGGATACGAAAGTATATTAGCAAGGGCGCCGCAACACGAACCGTGGCCGCATCATGAAAACTTAGATCCGTTATCGTTTAAGAAAATAGAAACAGATAGAGACGCGCCCGGAGCGCTGCCTAGTTCGGATCGGGTGCTTACTCCCGATACGTTTGATAAAAATTTACAAGGTAGAACGTCTAGTGCATTTGTATCAGGAAGCGGCGGTAACATCAGCACAGGGTATATATCAAGAGGTCCCGGCAACGGACAAACACCTGTACCGCCTGGTGATTATAACAGTGACTTTAACTTTGATCCAGAATTAGGATCACTAAGTGCAAGATACGAATCAAGAGGAAATCCTGCAACTATTGGATGGGATAGCACCGGCGGATTTAGTTACGGAACATACCAGCTTGCAGCAAACCGAGGTGTAATGAATGAATTCCATGCTTGGCTGACTAAGGCATACCCTAGCTTAGAATCGCAATTGGCAGCAGCCGGCGGCGCGTCAGCAGCTAGAGCAGGTACCGAAGCATACAAAGCTGCATGGGCACAAGTAATGTCAACAGCAGCAGGTAAAGAAGCACAGCACCAGTATGCAGTAATTGCATATTATGTACCTGCTGCAAAACTAATTAAAAATAAATCAGAGATTGATGTAAATCAAAGATCACTAACATTACAAAATACTGTATGGTCTGCTGCTATACAACACGGTCCAGGCGGCGCACGCAACGTCTATGAAAGAGCACTTGCTAGTTTAAGTTATCCGCCAAGCCCTCCTACTACAACTGAGCCCACTGATTCGGCATTAATTAGAGCAGTTTATGCAGAACGCCGCGCAGAAAATGGCGCACGATATTTTAAAAGTAGTACACAAGGTGTTAGGGATAGTGTTGTTAACAGATTCCATAACGAAGAAGCAGATGCTCTTAGAAGTTTAGAACAAGAGATTGCTAAAGCACAAGCTAATCCGCCGACACAAGATCCGACAGATAACAGTGCAGCTACTGCAACAGTAGCACTACATCGATCATCTGCACAATAAGGGTAAATATAGTATGAGTCAATTAGAAAAAAATCTGTATAAAAGAGTAACTGTAAGTCAGCCTGTACAAAAATCTACAGTAGGTAGAAAATATAGAGGATTTTCTACAGTTGCAGATGCTAAAAGTTTTAGTTTGTATGACTTTGAACTTATTAAACAAGATTTAATAAATCATTTTCATATACGTCAAACTGAAAAATTAAGTGATCCTACATTTGGCACAATAATATGGGATATATTATACGAGCCATTTACCATTGAAGTACAAGAAGCAATAATTGAAGATGTTACTCGTATTATTAACTACGATCCTAGAATAAGAGCTGAAGACATTGTAATAGATACTTACGAACAAGGTATACAGATTGATTGTACAATAACTGTGCTGCCGTTTGGAGTAACTGACCAATTACGCTTTAAATTTGATAAAGAAAACGGACTACTTTAACGCTAAGAATTAAATACGTACTTTTCCTTATAAGATAAATATTATTAGTAAACAAGGAAACGTACATGTCTTCAAGCGATAGACAGTCAAGGTTATTAGTAGCTGAAGACTGGAAAAGAATTTACCAATCATTTAGAAACGCTGATTTCCAGAGTTATGACTTTGATAATCTTCGTCGTACAATGATTAATTATCTGCGTCAAAATTACCCAGAGGATTTTAACGATTATATTGAGTCAAGTGAATATCTTGCACTAATTGATATGATTGCTTTCCTTGGGCAAAATCTGTCATTCCGTATTGACTTGAATGCTAGAGAAAACTTTCTTGAAACAGCAGAACGCAGAGAAAGCGTATTACGACTTGCACGTATGCTGTCTTACAATCCAAGACGTAATCAAGCAGCGAACGGTTTACTAAAGTTTGATACAATTAAGACAACTGAAAATCTTTTAGATAGTAATGGATTAAATTTAGCAGGCATTACTATTAAGTGGAATGATCAAACTAATTCAAATTACTTTGAACAGTTTGTCAAGATTATGAATTCAGCATTGCCGTTGTCTAACTCAATTGGTAATCCGTTAAAGTCTGCACTAATTGCAGATGTACAAACACAGAAATATCGCTTAAATGCCACAAATACTGGGCAAGCAATTTATCCTTTTACTAAGCGTATTGAAGGTATAAGTACACGTTTTGAAATTGTAAGTACTGACTTATCAGCGGAAGATATTATAGAAGAAGCTCCGCTACCAGGCAATAGTCCTGCATTCTTATTCCGTGATGACGGCCAAGGCGCTGGAAGTGCTAACACTGGATTCTTTATGCATTTCCGTCAAGGCAAACTTGAAACAGGAAATTTTGCAGTAACTAACCCTACACCCAACCAAGCAGTTCAAATTGATGCTGAAAATATTAATGACTCTGATGTTTGGCTATTTGCACTAAATAGCGCAGGGTTTGAGAGTAACCAATGGACAAAAATTGATTCAACTGAAGGTAATAATGTTATCTATAATAGTTTGTTCAATAAAACTAGAGATGTATTTGCAGTAACTACTCGTATTGGTGACAGAATTAATTTAAACTTTAGTGACGGAGTATTTGGAAATTTACCAGCTGGCAATTTTAGATCATACTATAGAACTAGTAATAATATACGCAGTGTAATAACGCCCGGTGCAATTAATACTGTAAGCATTGAGATTCCTTACCAAGCAAGAAACGGATCAGTGCAAACACTTACTATTGGTCTTAAATTAAATTATACAGTTAGTAACGGTACTGCTACTGAAACTAATGCTGAAATTAAACAAAATGCACCTACTACATACTATACACAAAATCGTTTAATTACAGGTGAAGATTATAACATTGGTCCGCTTGCTATTAGTCAAGATATTATTAAAACTAAAAGTACAAACAGAATATCAAGCGGGATAAGCAGATTTTTTGATTTAAAAGATGCCAGCGGAAAGTATTCAAATACTAGTTTATTTGCAGACGACGGCGTAATTTACAAAGAAGAGTTTGTTGAAAAGCAGTCGTTTACGTTTGCTACGCAAACAGATATTGAAGGTGTTATATACAACACTATTGAAGAAATTTTAGGAAGTGTAAGCACACAAAATTTCTATCTTGCAAAATATCCAAAAATTATTGTTAGTGACCTTAATGCAACTTGGTTGCAGTCAAGCACAAGTACAAACCAGTCATTAGGCCTGCTTCAAGATATTGATAGCAATGCATATTCAGTAGGTAGTTTTACTGCTAATAGTTTGCGGTTGGTAGAAGCAGGAACAATGTTAAAATTTGTTGCTCCTGTCGGCAAGCATTTTATGCCAGACGGCACCCTAATGGATGACAATGATGTAGATCATTTAGGAAAAACAAATTATAAGTGGTCTAAAATAGTGTCTGTTTCTGGTGCAGGAACAACTATAGATGAAGACGGAATTGCGCCTATCGCGCTAAATGATATTATTCCAACTGGTGCAATATTACAGCAATTAATTTCTAATTATTCTAAAGTATTAATTAACGATGTAAAAGTAGAATTAATTGACCAAACATTTGAATACAGAGACTTTGCACTACGATACGATCAGTATGATAGACAATGGAAGATTGTGTTAGCAGAAGACATTAATACACTTGGCGCTTTTGCAACTGGTAAAGCAGGCGATATTAGCGGTGAGAATCTTGATGCAAGTTGGATGTTATACTTTAAAACAGATGGTGAAAAATACACAATTACCTATCGTAATTTAAGATACATAATGGAAAGTGCAGATGAGATTAGATTCTTCTTTGATGCTGCTGATAAAATTTATGATCCTGCAACCGGTCAAATAGTTAGAGATAAGATTAATATCTTAAATATTAATCGTAAACCCGGTGCGCTAACACCGCTTACAACAGACTTTAACTGGACGATCACTGATGCATATAGAGATGTAGAAGGATATCTAGACAGCCGTAAAATTCAAGTTCAGTTTATTGATCTTGACGATGACGGAGTAGTCGATGATCCAGATATATTTGAACAAATTGTTGGTGAAGAAAATACTGCAATTGCAACCGCAGACAAATTAATATTCCAAAAGAAATATACAACAACCGACGGTGTAGAAGACTTTAAATATTTTGCAAATATAACTGCTGAAATAATTATAGTACAAAACGAAGCAGCAATATCTCCCTACAGCGCACGATTAGAAGGGCAGATATTTTATCTAATTGATGAAGGTATTTTTAGAAAGCTTAATAAAGTACTAAACAACACTGTAATTAATACAGACTATAAAGCATATTTTGGCCGTTCAGGGTTAAAATTTCATTATATCCATGTTGCTGATAGTGGATATAGAATTGACCCAAGTGCAAGTAATATTATTGATACATATGTGTTATCAAAGTCTTATGATATACAAGTAAAGCAATATATTGCTGGAACAATTTTAACAAAGCCTAAGCCGCCCAGTAACGATGAATTATTTAGAAGTTATGGAACCGCGATTAATAAAATAAAAAGTATAAGCGACGAAATAATTTATCATCCTGCAAAATATAAAGTATTGTTTGGAGATAAAGCAACTCCGGATTTGCAAGTTAAATTTAAAATTGTTAAAAATGCTAATGTAGTTATCAATGACAATGAACTTAAATCAGGGATTGTTGACGCAATTAATCAGTTTTTTGATATTGAAAATTGGGACTTTGGAGAGACATTTTACTTCCAAGAACTTAGTGCCTATATTATAAACCAGCTGTCGCCTAAATTGGTAAGTATATTGATAGTTCCGAGGCAGACAACACAATCATTTGGTAGCTTATTTGAAATTAAATGTGAACCAGATGAAATATTTGCAAGTGCTGCTAAAGTAAGTGATATTGAAACAATTGATCAAATAACAGCTACTAATTTACAAGCTAGTGGTACAGTAATTAATAGTGTATCAACTAGTACAACCGCAGGAATAACAAGCAGTGTAACGTCAATATCAACTAGTACAACCGCAGGAATATCAAGCAGTGCAACAACAACAACTAACACAACAAGTGGAGGCTATAGTTACTAATGGCTAAGAATGATCAAAACGAGAGCGCTCTGCCTGTCCCAGGTCAGAATAATAAAATTACTGCAAGTGATTTTTTACCTAAGTTCTTTAGAACACAAGCAAATAAAAAGTTTTTACAAGGTACACTTGATCAACTTATACAACCTGGTGTTGCTGAAAAAATCAATGGATACTACGGCAGAACAACAGCTAAGGCATATAAGACATCGGACAATTATAACGATGATGTAACTAATGATAGAACTAATTATCAACTAGAACCTGCTACTGTTATTAAAGACAATTATAACAATGTAACTTTTTATAAAGACTACAATGATTATATAGGACAGCTGGGCGTCTTTGGTGCAAACACTGATAATCATAGCCGTCTAAACAGTCAGGAAACCTATGCATGGAATCCTAACATTGACTGGGATAAATTTGTAAACTTCCGTGAATATTACTGGTTACCTAACGGTCCTCTAAGTGTTACAGTCAGTGGTCAAAGTAGAGAAGTTGTTAGTACTTACGCTGTTACAGTAGAAGATCAGGGCGACAGTGTTGCTTATGTATTTAACGACGGTCTAACACGTAATCCTAAATTAAAATTATACCGAGGCCAGACATATCGCTTTGATATTGATACTCCTGGCCACCCGATGGCTATTGCTATCAGTAGATCATTTACTCCCGGTACTGCTATTTTGACAGCCGGAACAGAAGGATTACGCGCTGTAGGATTATTTGACGCAGTACTCTACGGCAATGAATATGACCAAGGTGAATATATTATTCTTCCAAGCGGCGGTAGCGTAACATTTGCTGCTGATGATAACGTTTCGACATTATATCCAGACGGCATCCGTAAGCTAGGCGAAGAAGGCGAAGAAGTTGCAATTGCATATATTGAAAAGGGCACAATACAATTTACTATTCCTTTTAATGCACCTGGCAAACTTTATTACGTTAGCAAAAACGCAGTAGATACTAGCGGTCTTATTAAAATTTATGACATCGAAGAAAACGCCTTCTTAGATGTAGCTGAAGATATTTTAGGTAAGAAAACATATAAAAGTGCAAACGGTATAGAATTGTCAAACGGAATGAAAATTAGATTCCAGGGCGACGTGACACCGGCTGCATATGAAACTCATGATTGGTATGTTGAAGGCGTTGGCACTAAAATAACTTTAATTAAAGATCAAGATTTAATTATTCCAGCAGCATACAGCGATAATAAACTTATTCCGTTTGATAGCGATGAGTTTGATACACTACCATTTGCTGATGCAAGTGCTTATGCAACTGAAAAAGATTATATTATAGTTAACAGAGCATCGCCTGATAGAAATGCCTGGAGTCGTTATAATAGATGGCATCACAAAGATGTAATTTTAAAAAGTTTCCGTTTCAATAACCTTCCAAGAGATGTTGACGAATCGGCTCGTGCTAAACGCCCTATTATAGAATTTGAAGCAGGGTTAAAATTAAATAATTTTGGTGCATATGCTAAAACTGATGTTGACTTAATTGACACATATACTACTGATGTGTTTAGTACAATTGAAGGCCAACTAGGTTATAATATTGACGGAATTAATCTTGCTGACAACATGCGCATTTTGTTTGCAGCCGACACTGATATACTAGTAAGCGGTAAAATTTATCAAGTTAAATTTGTTACAATTAATAATTCTAGGCAAATTAGTTTAGTAGAAACTATTGATACTACTCCTATTGATCTTGAAACTGTATTAGTTACACAAGGTGTAAAAAATGCAGGAAAAAGTTATCACTACCAAGGCGGCAAATGGGTAGCTGCGCAAGAAAAAACAACACGTAATCAAGCACCAATGTTTGAAGTATTTGATGTAACTGGAAATAGTTTTAGTGATGAAGCATATTACGGTTCATCTACTTTCAAAGGATCTAAATTATTTTCATATGCAGTAGGCGACGGAACACGCTTTGATACTGAATTAGGATTTGTGTTAAGCTATAAATCAATTGAAAATTCAGGCGATATTGTCTTTGATTTTAATTTATTAAACGATACTTTTACATATCAAACCGAGACAGACTTATTTTCACAAGCTATTAACAGCGGTTATTTAAAGAAGTTTAAATCACTTACTTCTTTTAATTATGTAAACGGATTTAGTAGCACTCCTACTATCAGTAAGCAGTATGTTATAAGAGAATACGCAGCAACTGATATTCAAGTTAATAACTTTAAAATTGATGTTTATAAAAATTCAAGCAGTGTAACTGATATAAAAGTAGTAGTATTTGTAAACAACAAATTAAAGTTAGTTAATACTGATTACACAATTGATAAAACTAAACCAAATGCAGTTATTGTTTTTAATAGCAATTTAACAATTAATGATGTTATTAAAATTAAAACAAATAGTAAAACTATTAAAAATTCTAATGGATATTATGAGTTCCCCTACAATTTAGAACGTAATCCGCTAAATGACGATGTTAATCAATTCACATTAGGTGAAGTAATTGATCATGTTGATAGTATGCTGGAAGATATACCTGGCTATATCGGAACATACCTTGGATCAAGCAACCTACGTGATTTAGGTGACTTAGCTCGTTATGGTAAAAGATTTGTTAAACACAGTGGACCAATAAATTTACCGTTATATCACATAACAAATAAAAGCTATAATATTGTAAAAGCATTAAAGTATTCTAAAAAAGAGTATTCAAGATTTAAGAAAACATTCTTAGACACTGCTGCTAGTTTAGGATATGACGGCCCAGTTAAAACGCACGTTGACCTTATTTTAAAAACTGTTAATAGTGATAAAGTAACGTCACAGCCGTTTTACTTTTCGGATATGCTTGCATCGGGATCGTCTAACAAAATTGTATATAAAGTATTAGATTCAAGAGTACAAGATTATCCACTCACTACTACCTATAATCTTTTAACTCTAAGTTCAACAAGCATAACGGTTTATTTAAATGGAATCCAGCTAACACACATTAAAGATTATAACTTTAATGTAGCAGGTTATATATCAATCAACGCCGGCCAAATAGAAGATGATAAAATTGAAATACACGAGTATGCAACCACAGACGGCAGCTTCATTGCACCTACTCCTACAAAATTAGGACTATTTCCAAAATATTATCCTGAATTAACAATTGACGATACTGTGCTGGCCGACGAGCCAGTATCTACTGGTCCGTTTAAAGTTTACGGCGAAGACAGTGCTACTGGTACTAGAGGTTGGTTCTATCCTGTTTATACAACTAAGGGTGTAGCAGGCACAGGTGCAACTTCAAAGTCTTACACCTTTGTAGGAATGAATAAAATATTTTACATTCCTACAACAGGCGCGACACTTGCTGGCAATGATGACATTGAAATTGATGAATACCCAATTGGCGTTGCATTTATTAGAGGACACGACGGTAGTTACATTAAAGCATATAAAGACTTTAGAGACGAATTACTGTTAGAATTAGAAAAGCGTATCTTTAACAATATTAAGGCACAGTATTCAACTGATAGATTAGATGTCAACGCATTCATGGGCGGCGAATTTAGAACTAACGAATTTACAAAAATTGAAATTGATAATTCACTCCTTGGAGATTTTCAAAAGTGGTTACAAGAAAATTTAAACAATCAAACATATACTAACAATACTTTTTACAACAGAAACAACAACTGGACATTTAATTATTCAGACACTACTTCACCAGACGGCAATGAAAACGCAGGCTTCTGGAGAGGAATGTATGTAAGAGCATTTGATACAGATCGCCCGCACAGTCACCCTTGGGAAATGTTAGGCTTAACAACTAAGCCAAGCTGGTGGAATACAGTATACGGTCCTGCGCCTTATACAGGTGATAACTTAGTACTTTGGAAAGACCTAGAAATTGGCCGCATTGCAGATCCTGCAAATGCTAGAATTGACTTAAATTATGCTCGTCCTGGTCTAACTAGATTTATTCCAGTTGATAGTAACGGTAAATTATTATCGCCGTTGAACAGTAAGTATACTAGAAATTTCCAGATACAAAGTGCTACTAGAAACTTTAAATTTGGCGATTACGCTCCAGTTGAAAATGCATGGCGCAGAAGTTCAGACTATCCATTTGCTATACTAACTGCAATGTTACTAAACAAGCCTGCTAAAACAATGGGATTAGGGTTTGACGTTTCAAGAGTACTAAAGAACTTGGCTAACCAATGGGTAGACATAGGTACAAATAAACCAGTAGTTATTAAAGATTTAACATTACCAAATACGTATCAATCAGATGTTAGAACTAATACAGCAGGTTTAGTAAATTACATTTATAACCTTGTAGCAAGTGATATTCTAACAGTATACGAAGGATACAAAACTGATTTAGCTACAATTAATAATCAGCTAGGTGTTAAGATTGCTGGATTTACAAGTAAAGAAAAATTTAATATAATTCTTGACAGTAGATCACCTGCGCAATCTCTTACACAAGATGGAATTTTTGTTCCTCAAGAAAATTATCAAGTGTTTTTAAACACAAGTAGTCCTAGTGAACTAGCAGTGTTTAGTGGTATTATTGCAGAACGCACCGAACTAGGATATGTAATAAGAGGGTATAATCTAGAAAAGCCGTATTTTGAATATTATGCAGCTAGGGAAGGGTCAACATCTTCAACAGTTACTGTCGGCGGTATTTCCGAAAAAGTATCTCCTTGGGAAACGAACACGTCTTATATCAGCGGCGAAGTAATACAACATAATAATGCATATTATAGAGTAATTAATTCCTTTACTACTACACTATCATTTGATACTAATGATATAGTTAAGCTTCCTGCACTTCCAGTAAGCGGAGGCAGAACCGCACAGTTTAAGAAAGATTTTGACACTGTTGAACTTAAAACTTTACAGTACGGCAGTCGGCTTAACACTGCACAAGAAGTTGTTGACTTTATTTTAGGTTATAGTATAAGACAAAAAGAAATTGGATTCAGTTTTGAAAATGTTATTGACAGAACTAATTCAGTTGAAAACTGGAACCAAAGTGCAAAAGAATTTCTATTCTGGACAACTCAAGGTTGGGCAAATAACTCGTTAATTGCACTAAGTCCAGCAGCAAACTTATTAGAATTCCAACGAGATTATTGTGTAGTTGATAACATTAAAGACGAGTTCTACGGCTATAGTATTTTTAAAGCCGACGGACAGTTTTTATCTTCGGAATTTAACAGTCTATTAAGAGATCAAAATAGTTTTGGTATTCAAACAGTTGGTACCGACGAGGGATTGTATCACGTATCGCTTCCATTAGTACAAAAAGAGCATGTTGTGTTATTAGACAACACAACAGATTTTAATGATACAATTTACAATCCGAGTACTGGATACAGACAAGAACGAATTCGTGTTAACGGTTATAGATCAGATAATTGGAACGGCGGCCTAAACATTCCGGGGTTTGTCTATGATGATGCAAAATATACTGACTGGGCACAATGGAAAGATTATGTTATTGGTGATATTGTAAAATACAAACAATATTATTATGTTGCAACTAGTAATGTTACTGGATCACAGAACTTTGATTCTGCATTATGGTATCGACTAAACGAAAAACCAGTATCACAACTAATTACTAACTTTGATTATAGAGTTACACAGTTTACTGATTTTTACGACTTAGATTCAGATAGTTTTGATACTGAACAGCAAAAAATGGCACAGCATTTAATAGGTTATCAAAAGCGCCAGTACCTTGCTAACATTATTAATGATGATGTAAGTCAGTTTAAATTCTACAGAGGTGCAATTGCAGACAAGGGCACAATGAATGTGTTTACTAAGTTGTTTAATGCACTTGGTAATACTACTGATAATTTAGAGTTCTACGAAGAGTGGGCAATACAAGTTGGTCGTTATGGAGCAACTGAGGATGTTCAACAGGTTGAATACAATTTAAAACAAGATAAAATGCAAGAGTCTCCTCAAGCAGTTGAACTTGTCATGTCATTGCCTATAACTAATTTTGATAAGGTTTATAGAATTTTACCAAACGAAGTATTTGATAAGCCTGCAGGATATAATCACGCACCGTTTCCAACTAAAACAATAACTAGAGAATATATTAAAACTGCTGGTTATACAAATGCGGACGATGTTGATTTTGTTGTAGGTAATATGATAGATCTGTCAGCAGTAGACACTAACCAAATTAAATTAGGTGATACTATTTGGATAACTGATACAGATAATAAATCATGGACAGTAATGCAATTAGTACGAGCAAACGTAAATGCACTTGGCGTAAGTACGCTTATTCAAGGTGTAGCAACCAACGGACTAAACTTAGTTGAAATAACATTAGATAAGTGGGCAGCTGGAACACTAGAAGTAGGCGACTATATTGGTATTCGCGGAGCAACAGAATATTCAATTAATGGATTGTACGAAATTGATAATATAAGTCTTAATACTGTTCAAATAAGAGTTCCATTAGTTAACGACATCTCGGACTTTGAAGAAGAAAAGTTTACAGTATCTAAGTTAAGAACTATAAGAGTTAGCAATGTTACTGAAATTAATGCTGCAACTAATCAAGACATTTATAGCAAACAACGATTATGGATTGATACCTATAATAGCGAATGGGCAGTATTAGAAAATAACGCAGTTTATTTAAATTCTCAAGCAATTACAAATCCGTCGTTGTATGATAGCACAGATCAGGGCTTTAGTAATAGTGTTGCAATAACAAAAAATAACACTAATGTTTTTGTGTCGGCACCTAATGATGCTAACGGCAAAGTATCAGTATACAGAAGAACTAGGGAAGTTTCAAATTTATTATTAGATCAAGAAATTATTATAGAAAATGACGACTTGTTTACTCGTGATAATTCTGCTTTTGGAAAAAGTATTGCAGTATCGCCAGACGGCGAGTATCTTATTGTAGGTATTCCGCAAGCTAGCAATGTTAAAACTCGACTATCATATAAAACAGATGCTGATACAGGATTAAGTACATTTGATTTCCAACCAGATGCAGCGTATATTAAAAATGATATTGTACGTTATAGAGAAAGTCTATGGAAAGCTAACAGACAAATACTACCTCAAATTGCTAACCAACCATTTAGTACATTTGATACTTATGTAAACATTGCCAGTGCAGCAGATGCTGATAGTACAACATTAACCTTATTAGTTACAGGCGATCTAGGATTACCTAATAACATAGTTAGTCACCTATTAGTGCGTGCTCCTAAAGACATGTATATTGGTACAGCCGCTGGCGATACGGTAAACTTGTTCTGGAATCGTCGTAGTTTTGCATATCCAACATTAGACAACTATCTTCCTTTTGATAATGCAATACCGCAAATTACAGCAGATTTTTTAAGCCAAGCTCACACTATTATTGAAAAGATTGACCATGTATTTTTTGTTGAGACATTTGTAACATTGCCGATAATAGGCAATGTTGTAACAACAGATACCGGTAGTGCAACAGTAGCATATGTTAGCACCCGCAACGATAGTGCAGTAATATATATTAAAAACACTAATGGTGTTTTTGATATTACTGGAGAATTGTTTATAGAAGAACTGGACTTTGTAGGGAGTTACACTGAAGAGTCAACATTTAGCACAACAACTGCGGTTGACGGCTTCTGGATGATTGCTACGCCTACGTATTCAAATAATAGTACATATTATGATATTGGACGTGGCTTAGTTTATGCAGATGTTAGACTACAGGGATCGGTAAGAGACCTTAATCGTTACTACAATATTCAAAATACTGTAGCTGTTATTGGTGCTTATGTAACTAACAGAAATCAAGCAAGCTACCTTGAACAGTTATCATATCGCGGCGACCCTGCAAATCAAGACGCTGCTGACGGAGTTGAGAGAGATTTACCTAGCAACAAATGGGTAGCCCGAGCAGGAACATCGTTTACTGATAATTTAACTATTGGGTCTACTGCTGAATTTAGATTGTATGATCTTAATAATAGAATTATTGACGTTGCTAGTGCAGGATTTACATACAATATTTTAAACAAAGAACAAACAGTTGTTGACTTATGGGATGGATATATTGACTTTACCCTTAGTGAATTTGACTTCCAAGGATTTGCATTCGAACCTCAAGTGGGAGACATTCTTGAAGACGTTCAAATTCCTAGAGACGGCCAAGGCGGACTAGCACTAACTTCAATTACAACCAGTAGTGCTGAAGTAATGTTTATGCAACGTAACTTTACTAGTGTTAGAGTCTATGTAAAGATTGTTGCAAATTTAAATGGCACTACAGGAACTTGGACACAAGAAACAAATATTGGACGTTTCCAAATTCGTAGAAGAGCAAACTTGAATTTAAGAGCAGGAGATGTTGCTCGTACAATTGGTACAATTTCAGATGTAAACAACCAAATAGTATTAGGAACTTCTTTAATTGGTAAACTAGTGGTATTTGAAAATGTAAGTAATTTTGACATTGTTTCTAATCCAACTATTGTTGACGAAGAATATTGGTTCTTTGATGAAACAATTGAATCAGGAATTCAGAGATTGCCAAACCCTCCGTACAGTTTGAATAAAGATTATATACAAATCTACAATATTCCTGCAGAAAAAACAGGATCTAGTCCTTCAATGGAAAACGAAGGCGCAATTGCTATATACAGAAAATTACGCGACGGTAGTTATAGATTCCAAACTGTATTTGCATCAGAGTACAGAGCAGCAAATAGAAATTTTGGTTCTAAAGTTGCAATAGTGCAAACTGGAAATTATTATACATTATTAGTTGCTAGTGATAGTATTGCTAGTTCCGGTGAAACTGATAGTACAGGCAGAAGAGTGCAACCTGGCGCAATTGAAATATTCCGTCATGGCACTAAACTATCTGATGCATTTAAAGGTGAATATCAACTAATAGCATATTTAATAGGCGATATTGTAGTATATAAAGATGATTACTATATTGCACTTAAAAATACAACTGCTGCCCAAAATGTTATAGTTGATACAACTTATTGGAATAAAATTAGTTGGAAGCACGGCAAAGATTCAAATTTCCGCGGCACATTTGACAACACTTATTCATATAAGAAAGATAATATAGTTGTACAAAATAATGCACTATGGAAAGCACTAACAAATATTTCAGTAGGTGCAGTAATTCCTAGCGTCTCAAATAACTCTTGGATAGAAATTACTACAGATGTAGATTACTTAGGTTACTTGCCAAATCTAACTGCAAATGCGTTCTACGATGAAACAGTATTTGATCCTATTGAAAACATATTAGAATTTAGCAAGAGTTTTGATATTAGTGATGATGCACAAGTATTAGTTGTAACAAGTACACAAACTGATGCTACTAGTACATCAAATACAAAACTTGCAATTTATCGTGCAATTGAAGACAAATTTGTATTAGATCAAATAATTACTGCTCCTAATAATGTCGATGCGTGGGGCGATAAAGTTAGTATGAATCCTGCAGGAACACAAATTGCTGTAAGTTCAATGCTAAATGATTCTAATAAAGTTAATCAAGGCGTTGTATATGTTTATACACAAACATCTGGAACATTTACTTTAACACAGACACTAATGCCGCCAAATAATGAAGAAAGCGAAGGCTTTGGCTTTGGGTTATCTTACGGTACTGATAACTTAGTAGTGTCAAGCTTAAACGGTGATCAGACAATACCAACTACGTTTGA